TGGTCTTTAGAAATGTGGTCATGTCGCTAAGGCGGGCCGCGCCGACAAACGGAAACTGGTAATTCATTGCTGGCCTCACCGAGTTGAGCCCGCGCGTCGAGCGGTGGCGGTAACCGTCGCCGAATTGCACGATGTCGACCGCGAGCGTGCTGGTGCGGGTCGGTGCCAGCGCCGGGCACCATTCGTGCGGCCAGATGGTCGGAATGCTCGTAACGCCGCCGAACGCCTGCAGCGTCAGCGCGTCCAGCGTGACGGCAAGCGTGCCCGTGCGTCGCGGTGCCGTCGTGATGTGGCCGACGCCCGCCAGCGTCAGAGAGCCCAATGTCGCGGATAGCGTGCCGTCGACGTACGCCTTGCCGTTGCTTCGGAGCGTCAGCGTGCCGAGCGTCGCCGACAGCGCGCCCGAGAAAACCTGCTCGCCTGTGCCGAAGCCGAAGAAGTCGAGCGGATCGAGCGTGGCGGCGAGAGTACCGCCCGCCCTGACCGTGCCCGAGGCCGTCGTGGTCAACGCGCCGAGCGTTGCGGCAAGGGTGCCGGTGCGGCTGACGACAGTGACGCTGCCGGTGGCCGCCAGCGCGAGCGGGCCAGGCGAAGCGATAACGGTGCCGCGCGCTGGCACCCGGCCACTGAGCGCGGTCGCCAGCGGGTCCAGCGTTGCCGACAACGTGCCCGAGAAGACCTGATTGTCGGCTGTGCCGATGCCGGCGAGGGTTAGCGGCAATAGCGCATACGGCCCGGCGAGCGGCTCCGCCGTCGCCAACGGCTGCCATTGCGCCATGATCGGCGTCGATAGCCAGCCGTGCACCAGCACGCCCGCCGAGCCCGCGAGCGTCGCGGGAGCCAGAACGGGGAACGCCCGGCCGCCTACCGCGACGGTGCCGGTGGCGGCGGCCGTGAGGGCGCCGAGCGTCTGGGCGAGCGTGCCCCGAGCCGGTGCGGAGCCCGTTGCCGAGAGCGGTAGTGCGGCGAGCGTTGCCGTCAGTGTCCCGCTGGCGGGAACGCTGCCGAGTGCTGCTAGGGTTAGCGAACTGAGTGTCGCGCCTAGCGTTCCGCTGAACACCTCATTGACGACGGTGCCGGTGCCGACAAGGGCGACCGGGAACAGCGTCCCCGCCGCCGTGCCGCCAACTGTTACCTTGCCGCTCAGCGTGCCCGATACCGCACCGAGCGTTACCGACAGCGTGCCGTGATAAACTTGGTTGGCGACCGTGCCCGTCGCGGCAAACGCAAGCTGCGAAAGCGCGAAGGGCCGAGCTAGAGGCTCTGCAGCGGCCAGGGGCGACCATTGCGACATCGTTGATGTCGAGAGGTGCCCTTGCACCAGCAGCTTGCTCGAAGCCGCCAGCGTTGCCGGCCCCACGCTGACCGAAGTCGACCCGCGCGCTGGGACGCTGCCGATGGCCGCCAACGCGAGCGGGCCGAGCGTCAGCCCGACTTGTCCATGCGCCGGGTTCGTGCCTGTTGCCGCCAGAGCAACCGGCGCGAGCGTTGCCGCCAGCGTGGCCGTTCTAGCCGGCGTCGTAATTGCGCCGACGCCCGCGAGCGTGAGCGGTGCCAGTGCAGCGGCAAGGGTCGCCGTTCTGGGCGGTGCCGTGACTGCACCGACGCCCGCGAACGCGAGCGGGCCGAGCGTGGCGGCCAGCGTGCCGTGATAAACCGTATTGGCGACCGTGCCGGTGGCGACAAGCGACGCCGGGCCAACGGCCGCCGACAAGGTGCCCTTCGCTGGCACCTGGCCGGTGGTCGCCAACGCAAGCGGGCCGACCGTCGCCGCCGCTGTTCCCTTGGTTAAGAGCTTTGCGGTGCCGCTTAGCGCGAGAGCATCAAGCGTGACGGCGACGGTGCCTGTACCTGCGCCCGCTAGTGGTGTGGCAATCGCTATCGGCGACCACACCGACATCTTGGCGCGATACGGGATCATGGCGCGCGCCTCGCCGGACGAGAGAGTGCTTAGGCGTTGCCGTCCGTAAGCGTAAACGCCGTGATGCTCACCGTCTGGCCAGCAACGATGTTCGTGTTGTCGAGCTGAAGGTCGCCGGTGCCCTGGCCGACGGTGCCTTGCATCTCGCAAACGGTGCCCGCCGTGTTGTGGATGCGGAAATGCGCCGCCAAGCCCGACGCATCGGCACTGGTATCCTGCCACGGGCCGCCCAGGATCGACTTAGTGCCGCCGGTCGCCGCGGCCATCCAATCGGACGGCAGATTGATCGTGGCCAGCACGGTGCCCACGTTCGCCGCCGCGCAGTTGGCGGGCGGTGCAAGCGTGCGGATGGTCATTAACGGCGCGGTGCTGAGCGTCACTTCGACGGCATCAAGCCGCGCGTTGCGCGTGTTTACTCCCAGTTGGACGGCCATTGCGTCGGTCCTTTCATGACAAGGGTTGTGGGTTGAAGCACTGCACGAATGTCGCTTGGAGTGTGCCGACCATGCCGGTGTCGAGGTTCTTGTCGGTGATCGTCGACGACCATGCGTCGGCCGTGACGAAAACATCGACGCTGCTGTCAGGCGGTCGCATGTAGAAGCCGGCCGTCGCGTTGGCGGCGAGGAAGTCGTCGTAGGCTTGGAGCTCAGTCACCGACCGGAAGGGAAACGTCAGCGACCAGCTTGGGCGCACCGGGTTGAGCCCGCGCGTCGCGCGATGAATGTAGCCGTCACCCAAGGCGACAGTATCGACGGCCAGCGCGGTGCTGCGCGCCGCACCCGGCATCGGGCACCATGACCAGTAGGGAGTGTTCGCCATTGCCGCCTCACGCGCTCAGACGTTGGTAGAGCGTGCCGCCCGGCCGCTTCTCGTTGTTGATCACAGTGACCACGGCCTGCTTGACGCGGCGGGCGAACTCGACGGCCTGGTTCGGATCGGTGGTGCCGCCGCTGCCGCTCATGTCGACGTTGACGGTGACGCCGCCCGTGCTGACGCTTTGCCCATTCGGCACGATGTTGCCGGCAGCGGCGGGCACGAACATCTCAGGCCCCTGCTCGCCAACCATGTAGGCACTGCCGGCGCTCACCGGGCCGCCGCTGGCTCGACCTGGGGTAAGAATTGCCGCTTTGGCAGCATCCGCTAAATCCGTCGACGGGCCGCTAATCGAGCCGATCAGCAGCTTAAACGCTTGGCTGACGGCAGCGCGCAGCGCCATGTCGGCCAGCATGTTGGCGAAGTCGGCAGCGATCTGGCCGAACGTCTTGCTGCTCTGCCCTTCGAGCGCCTTGAGGCCCTCCGTCATTGACGACGTGAGCCCGTTGAAGGCTTGCTCGCCCACCGAATAGAGATCGTTGCTGCGCTGGTAGGCGTTGGCGGCGTGCTCGAAGCCGGCGGCGAGCGAGCCCAGGTTGTCGTCGTAGCGTTTGGCGGCAAGCGCCTGCTGGGTGATCGCCTCCGTGCCCTCTTTGGTCGCGCGGTTGAAATCCTCCTGCGTGATGCGATTGTTTTTCTGTTGCTCGGCAAGGTCCTTGTGCAGCTTGGTGAGCGCCACCGTGCCGTCGCCGTATTTCTTGTCGGTCTCGACAGCGGCCTGCTCGACTTCGAGCGCGTGCTGCGTGGCGTCTCTCTGCGCCGCATAGGCGGTGAGTTGATCTTTTAGCTGATCCTTGAGCGTCTGATCGGCCTTGTCGTAGCGCGCGCCCAGCTTCGCCGCGATGGTGTCGATTTGCTCCTGCACCGTGATCTGCCGCTTGAGCGCTTCGATGGTCTGGTTCGCACCGCCCTCGATGGTGTCGTAAGCCTTTTTCGACGCCTCCGTCAGCGCCGCGTAGCGCTTGATCTGCGCTTCGATGCTGTCGTCGTCGGTCTTGGCGCCCCCGGCCGTCTCTTTGGCGGCGACGACAGTGATCGGATCGAGCGCCGTGGGACCATAGGCGGCCCTGGCTGCTGCGTCTTTCGCCTGGCCGAGCGCCGCCGCAGCGTCGTCGCGCGCCTTCTGCGCCGCTGCCAGCCGATCCTGCATGACGCTCGGCACGCCGTAGGGGCCGACCGGCGTCGCCCGCTGCTGCGCGTCCGCCAAGTCCGCTTCGCGCCGTTTCAACTGATCGGTCAGGCTGTCGATGCGGAACTGTCCCGCCTGACCCGCGCCGCCGCCGTAGCCGAGCATCTGCGCCAGGGCGATGATCTTGTCGATGATGCCCTGTTGCATACCGATGGTCGTGAGATCGGCCGCCATGCGTTCGAGCTGGTCGGCGAGCCACGACTTCGTGCCGGCAACAGTGGGCGCAAACAAAACCTGCATCCGGCGCGAGGCTTCGTCGCTTTGCACCTGCAAGTCTTTCAGCGTGCGGATCACGTCGTTGTCGACTACCTGGCCGAGTGCTTTGGCGTCGGCTGTTACCTGTTCGAGCCATGCCGGATTTTGTGCGCCCTTCTTCGCCAGTTCGGCAAAGCTGTCGCCGGTCTTGACCGCGAGCGCTTGCAGCGCCTGCACCTGCTCTGACGTGAGCCCGGTTTGACGGGCCAGGTCAGCGGTTGTGACCGCTGCTTTTTGAATTTCGTTCGCGTATTGAACGACCTCTTTGGCGACCTCGGCGATGGCCAGCGCGCCGAACGCTCGCTTGGCCAGGGCGACCATGCCCTCGACGCTCTGCCCCGCCTTGGAGATCGATTGCATCCAGCTTTCGATCTGCTTCTGGCTCTTGTCCATGTTGGACGAGAACTCGGCGAAGTCCGCTACGAATTTGACGAGGACGTCGCCGATGGCTGCCATGTTATTCTCCCCGCCATTGCGCGCGCAGCCGGTCGATCTCAGGCACCTCGGGCTTGGTGGGTGCGGTGCGGTCCTTGATTACGAAGAAATCAGCCGGCGTGACTGGCGCGCTTTCGGCGGTACGGTTCAGGTTGACCATCAGCGACGCGATCATGCCGTTGTGAACATCGGCCAGCCGGTCGGGCAGCGGCTCGTGAGCGGCCTCGAACCATTGCCAGTCGCGCAATTCACGCAGGGACATGCCGGCCTCGATCTCGGCCACGGTCTTGTGCAACGCCAGAGCGAGCCGATGAAGGAACACCCGCTCCGGCTTCAGGGGGAAGGGCCGGCGCTCGCCTGGGTGTCGTGGCCATTAGCCACCGTCGGCGCGGGCGCGTCGGGATCGTCGTTTCGCAGGCCGTTCACGAACATCGCTTTGTCCGCAAGCCGTATCAATGTCACCCAATTGCGCAACGGTTGGGCTCGCACGTGGTCGGCATCGACAAACACCCGCTCTTCGGTGTCGGCCCAGCGCAACGACAAGGCGAGCAAGGTATAACGCCCGGTTTTGCCATCGCCCCGACCGAACGCCTCGATGGCCGGCTCGCCTTCGAGGATTGAGAGCGCGGCAAAAGTCACCGGCCGGCCGTCCCAGACGTCGCGCTCGCTCATGCCGCGACCTGCTGCGGCTGGTCAGTCTGCGGCCTGGGCGAGAATGCCGCCTCGCCGACCATCGGCACGAAGCCCGGCGCGGGCGTCTTGTAGAAGTTGACGCGCCCGTCGATCTGGCCGCCCACGGTATTAGCCACGGCGGCGTTGACGCCCAGCGTCACGTCGAAGGTATTGACGATGGCCATGAAGGCGAAGCCGCAGCCATCGGGCAAGCGCACGTCGATCACGACATCTTCGCCCGTGCGGTAGGCTGTCCGCGCGCGCGTGAGCGCGGCGTCCTGGCAGTCGTAGAAGCCGGCCGCTGTCCACGTCCCGATGGCGGGCAGGCCGGCGACGATGCGGTGCGCGGTGTCGCACAAGGTCGTCACGTCGATGGTGTTGCCGGCCGGCTGATTGGCGGTGAAGTTGCTGCGGCACAGTTCGAGAAACTTCGTCACCTCGATGGTCGCCGCCGGTGTGCCCGTCGTGTTGATGAGGTTCACTTCGCGCGTCGTGTCGCTGTCTTCGAGCGTGACCACGCCCGCTGCAACGGCGCTCACCTTAAACGGCATGGCGTCGATGCTCGGCCAGCCCGTGTGGCGCGGCACGATGATGTCGCCCACCACAGGCGTCGCGCCAGCCGCGACGGTGATGGTGCAGGGCTTGGCCTTCGTCGCCGCTGTTATCAACTGGGTCGTGAGCGTGCTGTCGTCGTCGATCATGATGATGGTGCCCTGGGACGAGATGCGCATGACGGTGCTCCTTTATCGTTTCGGCATGGCGCTCACCGCCGCGTCGATGAGCTTTTTGATGGTGTCGCGGCACGTGTTGATGGCGTCGACGGCGGTGGCGTCGAAGGACGGCTTGAGCCACGGCATCGGTCTGATGCCGCCGCGCGACGGTGCTGCGTCATAGCGGGCGCGCAGGCGCGCTGACCGCGTGCCGGGTCGGATCGGCCGGTGCCCGCGTGGCGCCTTCACAGACTTGCGCTGCTTCGTTCCGCGTTCGAGGAATAGCCACCAGAATGCGGTCTGCCTGACGTCGACTTTCTTGCGCGCTCGTGCGCGGCGCTTGCGCACCAGCGCCTTGAACGGCGTTTCAGCGCCGGCAATGCTCTGCGGATACTCGACAACGTAGGCTTTTAGCTCGTCCTGTTTTGGATCGTGCTGCACGGCGACCGACAGCCCTTGCCGGATCGCGCCCGTGACGCGCTTGAAGCCGGTCGTGTAGGTCGCGCCGCGCATCGCTTCGGAGATCACCCAGCCCGCCTCGCGCAGCGCCTTGCCGGCAAGCTCCTGCTGCGTGTCCGCGCCGAGCTTTTTCATGTTGTCGAGGCACTGCTTCAGCCCCGTGACTTCGACGCCGGCCATCGCTACGGCACCGGCAGCGGAGGCGGCGGCGCGTCGGGGAAGCCCGACCAGTCGCCATAGCCAGGGCCGCGCGCGTCGCGGCGCGTCTGGAACATGAAACGCGCGGTGAGCGAGACTTGCCACCACTCGCCCGTCGCCGCCGGGTCCATGTCGTGCGGGCCGTCGACCTGAACGATCAGCAGGCCGTCTGCGCGGTAGCCGTGAAAGACCGTGCGCACATAGTCGACGGCCTGGTCGAGTGCTGCCGGCCCGTTGCCTGAGCGGGTGAACAGGCCGACGAGGAAGGTGCCGGACTCCTCGACCCATGGCTGGCTGCCGAGCGTGACGTCGGTGCGCTGCTCAGGCTGCAGCACCACGGCCGCCCACGGATCAGGCGCGTCGTTCACGTCGACCGGGTTGTTGACAGCTTCGATGTAGGTCGCCACCGACGCCGGGATCATGGCCTGCCAGCGCGCCAGGAAGATTTCGAGCGGCGTCATTGCGAGCCCCCGCGCAGCAGCAGCTTGAAAAATGTCGGCGCGTCGTCGTTGGGCGAGCCGCGCCATTCCTCGACGGCATAGGACATCGTCGCAGTGCGCAGCCGGTCGTAGCGCGCCGGGATGGGCCGCGCCGGGAACAGCGCGGCGAACTCGGCCGCGTTGATCACAGCCGCGACGTCCTGCTGCACGGCACTCGCGAACAGGTCGTCGGAGCGCACGCCGCGGATAAAGGCCAGCAGCGACGCCGATGGGCCGGTGTTGGGCGCATAGGTTGCTGGCCGCGCGAACAGCGCGAAGGCGAAGCGCAGCGGCCCGGCGGTGGCGTCGACAAGGTTCATGGCGGCACGACTGGCGTCGTCACCGGGATCAGCGGCGAGCCCATCTGCACGCGGACATCGACATAGCTGTCGAGATACGTGATCCACGGGCCGAGCATCGGGTCGCCGCCGCCGCGGGCGCGCGACGCGCTCTCGATGAAAGCGCCTGCCGTGTCGAGATCGACTTCGCCCACGTCGACCACGTTGATGCGCGAGATAGTGCCGCCGCCGAAGCCGCCGCCGGACTGTTGCGCCGAGCGCTGAGCCCACATCGGCGTGATGCAGCCGAGCAGCGCCTCGTAAAGATCGCCGGGTATGGTTGCCCATCCGGCGGTGTAGGTGATCCTGAACGCGCCCTGGCGCAGCCACCCGCTCACGTCATGCGCCCACGCCACGCCGCTCAGGCCGAACAGCTTGCCGCTCGCCGGCTCGAACATCACCTGCAGCGGGTCGAGATCGGTGGTCTGGCCGGGCCAGCCGCTGGTGATGGCGTCGATGCTGACGACCGGGCAGTAGCGCAGGAACGGCGAGCCGACAGGCCAGTGGTCGAGCACCCAGGGCTCGACGCGGTTCGAGTGCTCGGCGATCAGCGACCAGTCGTCGATGAACTGGGCCGGCGGCACTGGCAGGGCGCGGCAGCAATACTTCTCGAAGCGCGCCCACACGTTGTCGATGCGGCGCTGCAGCCACGCGTCGTTGGTCGTGTCGTCGAGCGGTATGTTGAGATCGTCCTTGATCATGTCGAGCAGACCGGGCGGCGCGTCAGCGGCGGCCACGGCTTGCCCTTCGGACGCGACGAGGCGCGGCCCGTTCGGTTCGTCCATGCGGATGCTCCGTGGCTAGGCGGCTTTGCCGAGATGCCTGGCGAGCGCTTCCTCGACGACGCTGAGAAGCCCCGGCCGGATCGAGCCGACGTCGCGGCCGTTCTCGGACAGCATCAGGCTTGCTTCGTCGAGCGCCCAGGTGAGCGCGCGTGCATACTTGCCGCCGACTTTCTCCCACACGCCTTCGGCTTCGGCGCTGGTCGGGTCGATGCCCATCGACATTTTCACCGCCGAATGCTCGCCGTAGCGGAATACCCGGTCGCCCGGCATGTAGTTGGTCTCGGCGGACCAGTAGCCGCGCACGATGGGCACGGCGATCTCGCGCTCGGCCTCGACCAGGCGGCCATCCGAAAGATGCGCCATGCAGACAAACTTGTGATCGTCGACCCAGCGCATATCGAAGCCGGCGAGCCCGACGACCAGTGGCAGCCATGAGCCGTCGTCATCCATGAGCGGCTGCGCCGTGGTATCGCGGCGGGCGCAGAACAGGCCGCCATGCGCGCGCACGACGCTGCCGGCCCCGTGCTTGCCTTCGGTCCAGACTGGCGGCGGCAGGAAGGGCGGCAGCGGCTTGGCGGCGATGGCGCGCTCGATCAGCGCTTCGAGGTCGGCCCGCAGCCGCGCGAAGTGCTCAGCCATCACGTCGGCGACCAGGGCGTCGGCCTCTTCGCGTGTCATGCGGCTCTCCGTGTCAGGCGTTGGCGCACCAGCGCGCGCAGCCGCGTCGGATCGGGCGCGCTCTCGGTTGTGGCAGGCGAGGGCGGCTGCTCGGGCGGCGTCGGCGTCG